GTTGCGGTGCTGGTCTGGGTGCACGTGTAGCGGGGGTGGTCCGGGTCGAAGTCATCGACCGGGGTGCACCGGTAGGTGTTGCCGTCTTGGTCGGTGTACGTCCACTCCGATGGCGGCGAGCCGTTCGACCCGTCCTTGCCGGGGGCACCGGAGGCACCGTTCTCCCCGGGCGGGCCGGTGGGCCCCTCAGGGCCGGGAACAGTGGAGTCGGCACCCGGGGCACCCGAAGGGCCCGGCGGGCCGGTGGGGCCCGGGCTGGGGGTGATGGTGGGGGCGTCCTTACCGGGCTTCCCTGCCGCACCTGACGGGCCGGGCGGACCGCTGGGACCGATCACGCCGGCCGCGCCGGTGGCCCCACGGGATCCAGGCGGGCCCGCTACCGGGGTGCCGCCCAACTGCTGCACCTGCGCGGACAGCAGATCACGAGCATGATTGGCGCGTTCCAGGTCCCGCGACAGCATCAGGAACGCGGTCACGACCGCTGCCAGAGCGCCGGCCGCAAGGACGATCGCCGCAGCAGCTATCAGATTTCCCCGGCGATGCCGCTTTCGTGTTGCCACACGGCCGCCGGGCCTCGGGGGATTCAACTCTTGCCTCCTGCCAGAAACCACACGTAGGGCAGGACGAGACCAAGAATTGGAATGATCACCGAAGCCACCATGTAGCGGCGGGTCTGGGTCACTTTGTCAGCGTCCTTCTGACGCTGTTCCTGATCCTTTTCCCGCTGCTGTTGTAGGGCCTGTATGTCCTGCTGCTGCTTGATGGCCAGCTGTTCCACGACTTTTGTGAGGTCGGCGATGTCCTTGGACATCGCCGCCTTCTCCACGGTGTAGACGTCCATCGAGACGAGACGGTCCAGACGCGAATTGATCTGCGCCATGTCGTCTCGGACGTCACCCCGCAGTGCCTGGATGAGTCGTCCCAGCTCTCCCAGAGACGGCTCATCGTTCACGGTGTGCTCCGGTGTGGGGGGTGTAAGTGGGCGGACAAGGGTCAGACGGCGGTGGGCTTGGGCCGCACCGGGCTGGACTCCTCAAGCCGCGTCAACGGCACAGGCGCGGTGACCTGCGTGCGCTCGAACAGTGCCAGGGCCGCGGCGACCATCGCCATGACGAGACCCTGCTTGTCTGCGGACCAGTTGAGGCCGAACCCGACGAACAGCGCCATCACGGCCTGCGCGAGCTGGATGAGGGCCGCGGCCCAGGCGCCGTTCTTGGCGACGATGGCCAGCCACACGCCGACAGCGGCGGCGAGGACGGCGTTGATGAGGGTCTGCTGGTCTGCGGTGACGTCCAGTCCGAACGCGGTGAGCAGCTTGAGGGCAGCGGCGGCGAAGCCCAGCAGAAGAGCGGGCTCGCGACCGAAGATCTTCGGGGACACGGCGGTCTCCTTCTATGGATGGGTGTGGAGAGGGGTTCAGACCTTGGGTACGCGCAGGGCTTCCCAGGACTCCTTGCCGGGGATGCCGTTGCAGTCGGCGTCGGACCAGCCGAGCTTGTGGGCCTTGGAGTACTTCGCCTGCCAGGCCGCGTACGAACGCTGGTCGGCCCGCGTCCAGTCCGGGCCGGGACCCTGGCTGTACTTGCCGCAGCCCTCGGCGACCAGGCGCCTGCCCATGGCGGTGATAACGGGCGAGTGCCGGCCGCCGTGGAAGAAGCCGCTGCCGGGGAACGGCTCGTACTCCACCTTCGGAGCAGGCTTCTTGGCCGGCGCAGGCAGCTTGCCGAGCAGCTTGGTCAGCGTGGACGCCCCGGGAACGCCGTCGGCGTCCTGGCCGGGCTTGGTGCCCTTCAGGCCGAGGGACTGCTGGAACTCGGAGTAGTTGCGGGTGTCGGCGTCCGACCAGGTCGGGCCCGGGCCGTCGGTGTAGTGCTTCCCGAACCCGGCCTTCACCAGGGCTTCGCCGACCGCGGTGACGTGGGCGCCCTTGGCGCCGTAGCCGTAGGGCAGGCCGTTGATGGTGACCTGGTAGCGGGCCGGCGTGGATGTGGTGGTGCCGCCGACCGACGGGTACTTGGGGCGGCCGAAACCGGCGATGTCGTGGACGACCCTGACCCTGCGGGCGCAGACGTTCGCGGTGTTGCCTTCGATCGTGTACACGTACTGGCCGTCGGAGGAGACGGACGTGACGATGCCGACGTGGTCGATGGCACCGATCTCGCTGGAACCATTCCAGTCGAAGAAGACGATGTCTCCGCGACGGATCCCGGACTTGAGGATGCCGTTGGTCATCGCCGTCCACTGCTTGGCCTGGTTGAACCGGGCAGCGTGGGCGACGGTGTAGGCGTAGTCGGTGCCGAAACAGACGGCGTCGTAGTTGCCGGAGTCGAAGGCAGCGCGCGTGATGGTCGCGTCACACCACGGGAAGTTGCCTGCGTAGGCGTTGCCGTTGCGCTGCCGGTACCAGTCCTGGATGACGTTGGGCTCGCCCGTGCCGAGCCAGCCCTCCATGGCCTGGATCATCTTCTCGAGGCCGCCGGTGTTGCCGCCGAGCTGCCGGGGCTCGTCATCGTCGTCGCTGATGACGGGAACGCCGTAGGCGCCGTGGTCGTCGGCCGGCCCGAACTCGGCCTCGAGGAGCTGCTCCTCGTTGTCGACGGTCGGACCGTTGCCGCTGCTGGTGAGCAGCTGGGCCTGCCGGTCCTGGCTGATGTCATCCTCGATGGGGCGGATCTCGCCCATTACGGTTCTCCTCTGGTGGGGCGGGGGAAGGTGTGGTGGTGCTCAGCGGCGGCTGGAGTCCAGGCGCGGCTGCACGAGGTCGATCTCGTCACGCAGGGTCTGGTAAACGGCGAGAGACATGCGGAAGCTGCCGGCGTCGCCCCAAGAAGCGGACCAGCTATTTCGAATGCGGAGGATGGTGCGGGCGTAGTCGAGGCCACCGGTGGCATCGCTGGCGACGTCCTCAAGGGCGACGATGCACACCTCGTGACCGCCGGCCACCGGGGAGGTCTCCCAGCCGGGGATGTCGTCCAGCAGGGCAGAGGAGCCGACCGGCTCGAAGAACGCGGACCGCCACGGCATGCCCATGAGGACGGGCCCGTTCTGGAGGTCCCGGCACAGCTCTTCGGCGGTGGTGGCGTGCCCGTACTGGTCGATGAGTCCGCGGTGGCGGAGCGCTTTGGCGACGCCGAGACCCGAGGAGCCGCAGTCCGTGGCGGGCCAGGCGGCGTCGTGCCACTGATCGCGGTGGGTGGCGTCGGAGTACAGGCCGATGGCCCACTTTTCTGCGGCTGCTGGGTCGGTGACATCCAGTCCGGCTGCGGCCAGTTCCTCGGGTGTGTGGAGGATGGAGATCAGGCAGGTGGCGCTGTTCGCGGTGCAGGAGCCGAGGGCGTCAACGTCCTCCACGCCCTCGAAGAGCTGCGAGGTGTGAATGCCCTGCGCGAGGAGGTCCTCCTGGTCCAGGACCGGGACCTTCGGCACCCACTCGGCGGGCTTGATGGGCTCGCCGTGGTAGCGCCGGGTGTAGGCCAGGCTGCGCTCGTCGAGGACCTGGTGTCTGCCCAGCTTGGGGTGCACGTCGTACTGCGTGATGTCGAGGTCGGGCACGCGCCCTTGCTCCTGGATCTCCCCGCGCCCAGGCTGATTGGTGCTGGCGGACCGTCGTGCGGTCGTCCCTCGGGGATGGAGCACAGGGGGGCGGAGGGTCACCCAGTGATCAGGCTACGGCCTGGCAGGCAGGGCGTTCCCCCCGCCCGGGTCAGGCCGGCGGAGGCAGCGGTGTGACGGTGAAGACCTGCTCATGACGCTCACCCGAGGTGGACACGACGTCCGGAACGTTCTCGGTCAGCCACTGTGCGACGTTTTGAGCCAGGGCGGTCTCGTCGATGGTGACGTATTCGGACTGGACGTTGATGGAGACGTAGACCCGGGAGTCCACGTTCGTCGTCTGGGCGGTGATCAGGTTGTACGGGAACTCGGCGGACATGGTCAGCCAACCTTCTCGAGTCGGAGGTGTGAGTCGGTGTAGAGGACGGTGCCGGTGGCGTTGGAGGTGCCCTGCGCCCACTGCAGGGCGAACGTGCCGCCGGTGGAGCCGACGCGGACGGTGCCGCGTACCTGGACGCCGAACGTGGTGGAGCCGACGCCGCCGTAGGTGCGGGTGGAGGCGATGTCGGTGGTTTCGGTGCGCACCGTGTAGCCAAAAGACGTGACTACGTCATTTTGGAAGGCATTAGAGGCGCCCTCGGATGCCACTGTGGTTCCGTTGCCGATGCCCTGCCATTCCCCGAGCGCGCCGGTGGGGATGGTCCAGCCCATGAGGAAGTCGCCGGGGCCGGAGTATTTGAGGAAGCCGTCGATGACATAGACGGCGTTCGCGTCGACCGTGAACGTGATCTGGCTGTCGGAGGTCGGTGTCGTGGTGTTGGCACGGGTGGTGTCGCTGGTACGGCGCTTGGTCTCTCGGTGCCCGATCCCAGTCACGGTGAGGCTGCCGGTGACGGTGGCGTTCCCGGAGATCGTCGCGTTTCCGGTGGTGGTGCTGTTGCCGTCCTTGTCGACGAAGAACTTGTCGACGCTGTTGAGCTGGAGGCGGAGCAGGTTTCCGCTTTGACCGGTGGCCGCGTTGGCATAGAGAAGGCTGGACGTGGAGGCTGGTGCGCTGACCGAGAGGATCCCCTGGATGATGGATACCTTGTTCGCTTCGACGGCCAGGGATGTGGTCTGGGTGGGGTCGTCGGTTCGGCCCAGTTGAAGGAGCGCCTGGGTTTCGGTCAGGGCGACGCGGCCGCCGATACGGACGTTGTTGGGGTCGCTGGCCCGCAGGCGTTCCATAGAGGCGCCGGCGGGCGACAGGAAGGTCCGCCAGATCATGTCCGAGTAGGTGTTCCCGGCGAAGGGGCCGCAGAACTGTTCCAGGTTGGCTTCGCCCGTGTTGGTCTCGGTGACCTGCACGGTTGCGTAGTTGGTGTTGCCTGCGTTGTACAGCTGCAGTTGCGGGTAGCTGATGTTGGGGTTGAGCCAGATGGTGGCGCCGGTGCTGCCCTTGACGAGCAGGCCCCGGGACGACAGTTCGTTGATGGCGGTCCCGCTGCTGTTGTAGACGAGGACCTTGTTCTGTGCGCTCTCGTTCAGGGTGATGCGTTCACCGGTGGTGGCGGTCTGCATGGTGCCGCCGGTGATCGTGGTTCCGTTGATGGTGCCGCCGGTGATGGTCTTGCCGGTGATGGCGTCCGCGGCCAAAGCCGTGGCGTCGACGGCGCCGGCCTGGATCTTTCCGACCGTGATGGCATTCGCTGCGATCTCCGCCGCGGTGACCGCGAGGGCGGCGATCTCCCGGGCGGTCACCGCGTCCGCTGCGATCTTCCCTGCGGCTACCGCATCCGCAGCGATCTGCGCGGCGGTGATGGCCAGGGCGGCGACCTTGCTGGTGGTGATGGCGCCGTCCTGGATCTGCGTGGACGCTGCTACAGGGCGCACGGCCGCGTTGTCCCACCACACGCTGCCGGCGGAGGCGTTGACGGACTCGGCCCAGATCGTGGCCTGGATGGTTCCGGCGGGCGCGGTAACTGTGTTGCTGATCCGCGACCACGTGCTGCCACCGATGACCGGCGGGGACGCTTGGGCGACGCCGAAGCCGATGGTCGTCCCAGCGGAGTTTTCCCACCGGGCGTAGAACTTGACGATCGCCGTGCTGGTGTAGTCGCTGGAGGTCAGGTAGTCGGTCGCCACATACAGCTGGTCGCCTGCCAGGATCGGCACCGTGGTGATCTTCAGGGATCGGGTGGTTGCGGATGCGGCGGCCGCGTTGACCTTCAGGGACTTCGAGGAGCCGTTACCCGTGGGATCGATGGAGAAGTTCGAGTTCGCGGAGACCAAGGCCGCGCTGTAGGCGCCCTCGAAGCTGGGGTCTGACAAAAGGTTGGAGCCGCCGGTGACGGTGAGCTTGTCGGTGGTGATGGCGCCGGCGGCGACGGCGGCCGCGGTGACCGACCCGGCCGACAGTTCGGCCGCGGTAACCGAGTTCGCCGCCAGCTCCCTGGACGTGATGGCGTCCGCGGCAATCTTGCCCGCCGCCACCGCATCCGCGGCAATGTTCCCGGCCTGCACCGCCAGCGCGGCCAGCTTCGGCGTGGAGATCGCGCCGTCCTGGATGGACGTGGAGTCGATCGCGTTGACGGCGACCTTCGCGTTGGTGACTGCGTCGTCCGCCAACTGGAGGGTGGACACGGCCTGGTCGGCGAGCTTGCCCTGGGTGACGGCGTTCGCGGCCAGCTTCTCTTCCAGGACGGCACCGGCCTGCAGTTCGGTGGAGCCGATCGCCCCGACCGCCACCTTCGCCTGGGTGACCGCGTCGTCGGCGAGTTTGAGGGTGGTGACGATGCTGTCCACGATGTCGTCGGCGACGACCGGGGTGGGTCCGAACGGGCCCACGATGGCGGACGGGGTGGAGGCGGTGCCGGAGGTGTTGCGGGCCACCAGACGCACGTAGACGGGGGTGTCGCAGGGGACGACGACGGTGGCGCCCTGCGCGGTCTCGATCGTGCCCTGCAGGGTGGCGGGTACGGGCTCGTAGGAGGCGAGGATGGAGGCGTGGACCTCGATGCGGGCCCAGTCCAGCGGCAGCACGCTGCCGTCGGCGAACGTGCCGTCCCAGGAGACGGTGACGCCGCCGAGGACGGAGGCGACGATCGGCGGGGACGGCTGTGCCGGGGCTGCGCCGTTGACGATGTTCACCGCGGTGGTGCCGTCGGCCTGGACACCGATGATGCCGCGCAGGCCGCCCGTGCTGTCCTTCACGACGACGGCGGTGTTGTCGATCGCCGCATGCGACAGCCGGGCGGAGCGCTCGACCTTGGCCAGGCGGCTGTCCAGGGCCTGGAGCTTGCGTCCGATATCCACTACACGCCCCCGTAGTTGTACATGGCCGACGGCTTCAGAGTGATCACGGTCTGCGGGCCGCCCTGAGCGGTCGGCTTGCGGGACCAGCCGGTGACGCGGCACCAGCCGGTGAAGTCCGTCCAGTCGTTGTGAATGCGGGTGTAGACGTCGTCACCGATCTGGTAGCTGCCGAACGGTGCTGCCTTCGTGTCCCGGACGGTGATCTGGTCGACGGAGCCGAGGACCTGCCGCCACGCCCGTTCGGCGTCCGCGCGGGCCTTCAGGGTGTCGTTGCCGTTGAGTTCGGGGGCGTCGACCACGGCCTCCATGCGCAGCCGGCCGTTGCGGACGGCGGAGGTCTGCCGCAGCTTGGCGGATCCGTCGCCGGCGCCGGTGGCAACAACGACCTGGGCGTAGTCGTCTCCGCCGAGGGCGATTTCGGGGTCTTCGATGATGTTGACGCCGGAGGCGAAGGTGATGTCGGTGCGGCGGCGGCCGAGTCGGGGCCAGCCCAGCCGAATCCTTTTGACCACGGCCGTCTTATCTGAGTTCCAGGCGGTGGTGCAGGTGTAGTCGGGGGTGGCGTCCCCGGAGACGAGGTCGTCGATCCGGTCGCCGAGGCAATTCATGTCCCACGCGTTGGACACGTACACGTCGTCGGGGGTGCCGACGGTGGACGTGGAGGTGGTGGAGTCGACGATGACGCCGATGTTGCCGTCGGCGACGGACTGGGCGTAGGTCCAGATGTCGCGGATGATGTTGCAGCGGTCGGCGTAGGTGTAGGGGCCGCGGCCGCCGTAGTTGCCGTCCAGGTCGTAACGCTTCTGCAGGTAGGACGACCAGGATGCGGCTTCGATGGCGTAGTCGGAGCCCTGGGTGCGGACGTCCCAGATGATTCCGCCCCATTGGAGCTGGTTGGCGGATTCGACGTAGATGAACGTGTTGCCGGGGTCGGCCAGGGACGGGTTGGAGGACAGCAGCCGTGGGGACAGTTTCCCGGACAGGCTGCCGGGGCCGTTGAGGTCGTCGCCGTATTCCAGGTCGGTCAGGGGCAGCGCGAACGACAGCCACGCCCCGGTGAGCGCGTTCTGGGTGAGGACCCGGTCCGGGCGGGGGCTGCTCATCGCGGCGCCTCGAAGAACTCCACGTCGGCGATCAGGGTGCTGGAGGAGTCGACGCTGACCGTTCCGACGTTCCCGACGTAGCCGGCGAACTGGATGCGCAGCAGTTGGGTGGTGCTGCGGTAGGAGGCTGACAGGGTGAGGGTGTCGGCGCAGATGGCGTTGATGCGGCGGGTGCCGGTGCCCTGGTTGTCGTCGATGATGACGGGCTGCATGGCCAGGGCGGAGCCGTACAGGGCGCGCACGGCGCCGAAGATGGCTCCGCCGGTGAGGCGGAGACCGGCGATGTCGAAGCGGATCTTTACGGTGCTCGCCCAGGACGGCACCGGGATGTTCCAGCCGGCGGCCGTGCTGAAGTAGCTGTAGCTGTTGCTGCTTCCGCCGATCTGGGTGGACATGCTGGTCGGGGACTGGATGTAGATGTTGCGGTCACGGCGCGTGTTGGCGATCTTCCGCAGGTCGGTGATCATGCTGGAGGTGATCGTGCCGGTGCTCGCCGGGATGTCGATCCTGGCCAAAGGGATCCCGGTGCGGCCGTCCGGGATGGTGGTGGCCGAGGAGGACACGTTGGAGATGACCTGGAAGTAGGCGATCTGGTCGACGGTCGGATCCAGGCTGCCGGTGTACTGGGGGTCCTCGATGCGGAGAATGACCATGTCGGAACGTGCGGTGCCGCCGGTCGCGGCGATGTCCACGTCGACGCTGCCAACGTTGCAGGCCGCATAGTGGCCCTGGAAGGCGTCGTCACGTCCCTGGACGACCGCGGATCCGTCGCCGACGGTGACACCGCCGCCGGGGACGGACCGCTGGGTGACCTTCAGGTCGTCGCCTTCGGTGACGCCCTCATTGCCGCGGGCCAGGTCACGGACCAGCATGCGGAACTGCTGCGCTGAGTGGGTGGCCCCGTTGGTGAGGATGGGCCGAGGGAACAAGGCCATGGGTCGGCTCTCCTAGAGGGCTATGTAGGCGTCGCGCCAGGTCAGGCGGAGGCGGGCGGTGTTGGTGGAGTCGAAAGCGGTCCAGCGCATCTCGGACGTGCCGGGTGGCAGGGAGAACAGGTCGATCCGGGAGGCCGGGGACAGGTAGGCGGCGGCGTTGCCGCCGTTGTCCCAGGTGACGGTGCGATAGCCGGGCCGGGTGTCGATCTCGATCCAGCGGCCGGCGGCCAGGCTCAGGGCGGGCAGGGCCAGGGTGCGGCCGGACGCGACGTGGATGACGGACACGTTGGAGCAGGGCCCGGTGATACGGATGACGGGCCAGGTGTCGGCGGTGCCCTGGTTGGTAACCCAGCCGGGCCGGACGGCGGCAACGGTGCCGTCCTGCACGTAGATCGGTGCCACGACAGGTGCGGCGAAACCGCCTCCGGTGAGCCAGCCGAGAGGGATGTCCGTGGTGGAGTCCACGTCCCCGTAGAGAGTGGGGTCGTGGGCCACGTACTCCATGTCGAGGGGGACGTAGCCGTGGATGACCTGCTTGTACTCCGGGTCGACCTTGCGGGCGCGGACGGTCAGGGTCTTCACGGGCCGGCCGGGCCGTTTGATCCGCATCGTCAGGCCCTGCCCGCCGACCAGGCGCACCCCGGTGGTGTCGGTTGCGGCTTGCAGGGCGGCGACCATGTCGTGGCAGGCGGCCGGGTCGCCGGGAATCTTGATGGCGGCATCGAACTGGATCTGCCTCGCCGCCCAGTAGTCGGGCCCGGCGAAACTGCCGTCCATGGAGGGCTGGTCGACGTCGTTGTCCCTGACCGGGGGCCGGCCCAGGCCGGTGACCTCGATGACGTCCACCGAAGTGCCGGCGCCGATGAGGACGCCTCCGATGTCGTACTGCCAGTCGGTGAGATCAAGCGACACGGGCGGCCACCCCTCCCCTGCGGGCGCGCCGGACGCTACGGCCGACCTGGGCGCCGATGTCGGATGCGGTCGCGCCGGTGCGGACCGCGGTGACGTTGACGTTGGTGGTGTCGCCGTCGCGGACGATGACGACCGGGCGGGTGGCGCCGACGTCGGTCAGGCCGATACCGAAGCGGTGGGCGACGTCGGCGAGGACGGGCAGCGCGGTGCGCCGCTTCGCGGGGCTGAGCGGCAGGTAGGCCTCGCCGTGCGTCTCCGGTTCCGCGAACCGGATGATGCCGCCGCTGGTGGCGTACAGGCCGGCCCGCAGGCCGCCGTCCGCGTAGGACAGGTGCTTGTTGGCCCGGCCGAGGTCGGAGAGGAACTTCGTGGCACGGGAGCCGAGGCTCTTCCCGATCTGGCTCTTGGCCTTGTTCCCGACGGCGCTGATCTCGTCCTCGCCAAGGCTCGTCGCCGCTGCCACGTCGTGAATGCCGGTCTTGCTGGTCTTGATCGCGGCGATGATTTGGACGAGTTCGGCGACCTGGTCGGCGGTGAGCGCATTGTTCGCGGTCTTCGCCTGGGCGTTGGCCTTGGACGCCTTGCCCTTGTCCTTCACCGCGGCCTCGGCGAGCTGCTGCGCTGCTTCGTCGTTCTGCGCCGCCAGTTGGGCGGCGAGGTCGCCGTAGCCTTCGGCGGCGAGCTTGGCCAGGTTGTCGGAGAACGCCTTGTTCAGGGTGTTGGCCTTGCCGAGCTGCCGGGTGTAGTCGGTCAGGGAGGCCTTCGCGGTCTTCTGCAGGTCACGCAGGGCCTTGGCCATGTCGTTGATGTACTTCGTGGACCCGGTGGCCATCTTGTGGGCGAGTTTCATGCCGTCCTCACCCATGGAGGCGAGGGCGTCGGCGACGTCGCCGCCGACCCGGTCGGCTACCTTTTCCAGGTCGCTGTTCCAGGCGTTGGTGGCCTTCGCCGCAGACTTGATCTTCTTCTCCACGGCGGAGACGTCGAAGTAGTCGACCTCTTTGGTGGTCGTCTTGCCGTGGACCTTGACCTTGACCTTCTTGGTCTTGTGGCCGGCCTGCCCGGCATCGGACGCGGAGTACAGGGAGCCGGTGCTCGGGTCGTAGCGCCAGTCGGTGACGGATCCGCCGTCGGCCAGGTGCGGGATGTTCGTGGGTCCGCCGCCGGCGAGCCGGGGCAGCGGCAGCTGGCCGCGGTTGATGGCGTCCATGGTGCGCACGCCGTACTTGCGGACGGCGGCAGCCCGCACCACGTATTCCGTGTTCGACACCATCGACTTGGCGCCGGAGGCGAACAGGCCCAGGATGCTGTCGCTGGTGCCGGTTCCGGGGCCCTTGATGAAGCCGCCCTGGTCGAAGTACTGGACGGGGTTGGAGGGCCCGCCGGACGCCCGGTGCAGGAGTCCGCCGTGGGAGGAGAGGGGAACCTGCTTGTTGCCGTAGGTGCCGCCGACGTGGACCGTCTTGATGTAGTTGGTGACCGTCTTGCCCTGCAGGCTGTTGATGTAGCTCTGGATGGCGGCAACAGCGCTCCGCGGTCCGCCAGTGGGCACGCTGATGGTGACGTTCTTGCTGCCGGGGACCTGGTGGACCTGGAAGCCGAGGTCTTTCAGTGCCTTGATGGCGGGACCGGTGGGGGCGCGCATCGTGATGGTCTTGCCGTTGGTGCCGCGGATCTTGGCCTGGACGCCCTCGAGGCTTTGGATCGCCGCCTGGGTCTTCGCATCGACCTTCACGGACTTGCCGTCGGGTGTCTGCGCCAGCTTTGCGATCAGCTGGTCGAGCTGGTCGCGTGCCGCCTTCGTCGGAGCTGTGATCTTGTATTCGCGGGTACCGGGAATCAGCTGGATCTTGTAGCCGATGTCCTCGAGTTCCTTCTTGGCGTCCGCTCCGAGCGCGTCGACCTTGATGGTCTTCGCCTTCGGCATCTTCTTGAACTCGGCCTGGACGGCGAGCAGCTCGGCGAGGGTGGAGTCGACGCCCTTGGTCTCCAGCAGGATCGACACCTGCCCGGGGATCAGGCCCAGGCTGTCGGCGACCTTCCCCGCCTGGGTGGCTGTCAGGCCGTAGCTGCCGAGCAGGTCGATGGCCGACTTGCGGGCCTTCTCCATTTCGCCGCTGGCGGCCTTCAGGGAGTCCGGCAGGCCCTTGCCCTGAGACTGGGCGAAGTCGTAGGCGGCGATCGCTGCGTTGGAGGCTCCGTCGGCGACCGTGTTCAGGGTGTTGAAGAGCTGCTGGCCGTTCTTCGTGGTCGTGTTGAGGGTGCCGTTGGCCTGGATGAGGGCCTTGCCGTAGCCGTCGGCGTGGTTGATGCCGTTCTTCATCGCCTCGTTGGCGTTGGTGATGGCCTCATTCACCTGGGCCTGCGCTGCTTGCAGGGAGATGCTGCCGCCGGACAGCAGGTCCAGGGCTTGGCGCAGGGCGCGCGTGCGGGAGTCGGCATCTGCGGTGGTGTCCGCCAGGGCGTGGACCGCGTCCTTCAACCGGGTGTACGCGGACACGCCGTCCGTGGAGCCCTTGACGCCCTCGTTATACGACTTGGCGTCCGCAGCAGCCTTCTTGAAGTCGCCGGACAGCCCGCCCAGGCTCTTACGGAGGTCGACGGCGGCCCGGCCCTGGACGGTGAGGGACTTCTTCGTCTGGCCGTTCTCGTCCATCACGAACACGGTCTGCGATTTGGCAGTGTCGTCGAGCTGGCTCCGCAGGTCGGACAGGGCGCTGCCCTGGTTGGTGTACGCGTCGACCAGCTGCGACAACGGCACATGCGCCTGCCGGGCGACGTCGATCAAACGCTGCTGCCCATTCAGTGCCGTGCTGATCTTCGTCTGCATGAGGTTCTCGGCGGCGATGCCACGAACCGACTCATTGACGACGCCGTTCGATTCGCGCAGGGCCGAGGTGAGGGAGCTGATGCGCTGCTGATGCTCGGCGGCGGCCTGCGCGGCCTGCTGCTGCTTGGTGGCGAGGTAGCCCAGGCCGACGGTCGCGGCGGTGATAGCGAGCCCCCAGGGGCCGCCGAGCGCGCCGAGAAGACCAGATCCCAGCGACCGGGTGGCGGACAGGGATGCGGCTCCGATACCGCGCAGCGTGCCGGTGAAGCCGGTTCCCTGCGCGGCAGCAGTACGGAAGGCCGCTCCCATGCGGCCGATGGCCGGCACCCTCGTCTGCAGGACGGCCATCGCGGCGCCGTACCGGGACAGGGACTGCCCGGCAGAGGCGGCCAGGCTGCGCTGCACCGCCATCTGCTGCCCGAGGGAGCGGAACGCGCCGGTGACCCGGCCGGACACGGTCGTAGCCAGGCCGGACAGCGGCCCTTGGATGCGACGGACCAGTAGGGCGGCAATGACGAACTGCTGGATCGGGCCGGGCAGCGCTCCGAACGCGGAAACCAGGGTGCCGACGAGATGCCCGATGGGGACCAGCACCCCAGACAGGGCGCCGACTGCCTGGGCTGCGAGGTCGATCGCGGCCACCACAATGTCCAGGCTGGAGGAGACCGTGCCGGACTGCCCGGACAGGTCACCGAGCGCGTGAACAACGGGCTCCGCGGCGTGGCCGAGGTTGACGAGGACCTGGATGACGGCCTGGCCGACGGACAGCAGAACGTGCAGGGCGTCCGCCACTGCCTCGGTCCCCAGGTCCTTGAACGGGCTTGCCATGCCCTTCGCGGCGTCGGCGATCCCTGAGAATTCACGGCGCGCGGCGGCGGCAATGTCTGGGCCGAACAGCCGGGAGGCGTCGTTGAGGTATTTGAAGAAGTGCTCGATCTTCGGGGTGGCCTCGGCCAGACCGCGGGTGAGTCCGCGGGTGAGGAACTCCAGACCCGGCGCCATGCCCTGGTAGATCGTCAGACCGGTCTGCCTGGCTTGCGTCTTCAGCTGCAGCATCGCACCGGCGAGACCCTTGCCCTTGGCGGCGGCGATCTCGGTTGCGGCGCCGGTCTGGGAGACGGCCTGCATCATCGCGTCGAACGAGGCGGTGCCCTGGTGGGCCATGGCGATCGCACCGGACATGGCGGGCTTGCCGAACGCCTTCTTCACGGCGGCGGCGAAGTCCTGCTGTGTCATGTGGTGCTGGGCCTTGGACAGGCCGTCGATGACGGTCCGCAGCCCGACGAAGTTGCCCTGCGCGTCGAACGCTTTGATGCCGAGGTCCTGGAGGCCTTCCGACATTTGCTTGGTCGGGGAGGCCATGTTGGCGAGCATGCCGCGCAGGGTGGTGCCGGCGGTCTGGCCGAGGATGCCTGCCTTGCCGAGCATGCCGACGGCGCTGGCGGCTTCCTGCATGTTGACGCCCATGCCGTGCGCGACCGGCCCGGCATATTTCATGGCGTAATAAATGTCTACAATGTCACCGCTGGCCGCATTTGCGGTGGCGGCGAGGGTGTCGGCTGCCTTGCCGGCCTGGTCGGCGCCCATGCCGAACTGGTCCATCATGTCGCCGAGATATTTGGCGCTGTCGGCGGCGTTGACCTGGGCGGCGGACGACAGGATCAGTGAGGCGCGGGCGGCGGAGATGGACTGGTCGGTGCGGAAACCTGCCTTCGCGAGTTCCAGCATGGCTTCCGCGGCGTCCGTGGCGGTGGCACCGGGGAGTTTCAGGTCGCCGCCGAGCTGGGAGGCGGTGGAAGCAGCCCGCTTCATCTGTATCTGCGTCGCGTTCGTCGTCGCCCCGAACGCGTTCATCGCCTGCTGGTACTCGTTGCCTTCCTTGACCACCTCGGCGGCACCCATGGTGAGCCCGAGTCCTGCTCCCAGGGACGCCAGAGACTTCAGGCTCTCGCGGATCCGGCTGGTTTCCTCGCGGTAGCGGCGCATTCCGAGGGCGCCGGCGCCTCCGACCCGGTTGAGGCGGGCGTCGGCGGTGCGCGCGGCGGTGGCAAGCCGCATCAGGTCGCGGATGGCGGTGTCGATCTGCCCCGACATGCGGGCCAAATCGCGGCCGGCCAGCCGGGAGTGGTCGCCGAGGCTGTTGAGGTGGTTGTTGGCGCTGCGGGCAGCATCCCCGTAGCGGTTGATGCGGCGGGCCACGGTCTGGGCGCGGTCACCGAGGGTGTTGAGGTGCCGTCCGGCGGTCTGTGCTTCACGACCGAGGGTGCGCAGGTGCCGGCCTGCGGCTTGTGCGGCTGTGCCGAGTTCCTTGACCTCGGTCTTCGCGGTGCGGGCCGCGGACCCGAGGCTGCGGGCGTGCTTCGCGGCGGACTTGAGGGACTGGGCCAGGTCGCCGCCGTGTCCGCGCAGGTCAACGGACAGATTCCAGTTGGCCACCCGGCCCTCCCCTCATCGGTTAGTCGTCTTCGGTGGTGCGGTGCTTCTTCATCTGGTTGATCAGGTCCAGGGCGGCCTGTGCGGCGACCGGGACCAGGCCGACCTTCATGCCGTGGGTGGACTCGCCTGAGTCCTCCAGGGCTTTCTGCTTGTCGGCGATGACCTCGCAGCCCACGCACTTCTGCAGGACCGCCACGTACCGGTCTTCTTCGTCGTCGCCGCCGTGGTCCCAGTCGTCGTAGCGGGTGCCGCATTGCGGGCAGACGCTGCGCCGGTATTCCTCCAGAGCGAGGGCCTTGGCACGGTCCCGTTCGGTCCAGGTGCCGTCGCCGAGGCCGAGGAACTGGGAGTGCGGGATGCGGAAGTCCCGGCACAGTTCCAGTTCTCGGCGCAAGCGTTCATCTCGGATCAGCCTTTTCCCAGGTCCGCGCGAGTCTCGCCCTGCACCTGCCAGGCCGTGTCGAACAGTTGCGCTGCTTCGCCTTCGGACCAGTCGGTGAGGTACTCGGTGGCCTCCTCGACCGTGATGCCGTCCAGGCTGGCCGCGGCGATCAGTTCCGGGCCGAGGGTCTCCGGGTTGAACTGCATGCCGTCCTCGGCCTGCTCCTCCGTCGCCGGATGCGCCTTCTTCAGTGCCTCGAAGTCCGGCCGGCGCAGCGCCTGGAAGCGGAGCACGATCGCCGCCTCGTCGAACGCCTGCTGGGCTGCCTCCAGCTCGGCCTCGGCGGCGGCGAGGGCCTTCTTCAGGTCCTTGTCGGCCGATTCGAGTTCGAGGGCCGCGCGGGCGCGACGCTCCGTGTACTGGGCGGTGGCGAGACGGTCCTTCACCTGCTGGTCGTCGCAGATCGTCATCTTGGCGATCGGACGCTGGCGGGCGGCCAGCCGGGCCCGGGTGGCGGTCCAGTGCGGGTCGCGGTCGACGGCGTTCTGCGGCGGAGAAGGCTTCTGGCTTGTGGTCATGGTGTGGTCCTCCAGGGGAAGGGGGACCTGGCCGGGCGCCACAGTGGGCGCCCCTTCCCGAACGCGTTGCGGGCCCGGCCAGGCGTCTGGTGGGGATGCGGCAGACGGCTAGGTCAGGTGGCCGGTACGGTGGCGTTGAGCAGCGGACGGTCGGTGATGGAGAACTTGACCATGATCTTCGCTGCCTCGTTGTCCGCGGTGATCGCGGGAGAGCTGGAGGCGACACGCACCGGGTAGACGTCCATGCCCTTGGTGGAGGCGGCCTTGCCCTTGCGGCAGATGATGACGAAGCCGACCGTGCCCTTGGCGAGGTCGGTTTCGATGGTGTCGGTGACGTCGTCCTCGTAGAAGGTGAGGGAGCTGTCGGACGCCTGGTCGTCGCCGGGGATCTTGGAGACGAACGTGGACGCCATGTCCGGGGTCTCGATCTCCTGGTTCTCCAGGGAGAAACCGTCGACGGCGGCGATCTGCTTGGTGTAGTCGGTGGCGCCGGTGATCTCTACCAGCGTCGGCTGGTACGTGGTCGACGCGATGGCGTCAGCGAACAGGATCTTCGTGACGCCCTTGCGGTTGAACCTGGCCATGAAAGGGACCCCTACAGATTGGTCTGTGTGGTGTGGCGGCCACCTGCTGGTGGCGTCCGCGTGGGGTCCCGCCGCGGTGCGGTCAAACAGCCCGACTCGGGGGTCAGGCGGGGGTCAGGTCGAACCTGAACCTCTGCACATAGCTGATGATCCCATCTGTGGGGTCACTCGTTCCCCCCGGTTCCGTCTCCAGCTCCCGGCACATCACCTTCGCGCCGGCCACCGTCAGGGCGGCAGCCCACAGGCCGGTGGCCGGGTCGCGGCGCAGGATCGCAGTGCGGGCCTTGTCCGCGAGCCACTCGGCCTGGTCCAGCGTCCCTGTGGAGGACTGCGTGGTCGGGTTGGGGCCGGACACCGACGTCACCTGGTAGACGACGCTGATGTCCTCGCTTTCGTCCGCGAGTGGCGCCCCGAACACGGCTGTGTCGACGCTGTACAGGATGTAGTAGGGCGGGTCTGCCTGCGGCATCCGCCCGAGCCCGACCGGCTTGCCGGTCTCCGAGGTGAGCAGCGCGGCCAGCGCAGTGGTGACCTTTCGCCTGTCGATCACAGCAAGACCTCCGAGACGGCGAGCCGCATCTGTGCCAGCAGCATCGCCCCGATGTATCCCAAAGCAGGCTGAACGTGGGCAAATGGCGGCTGGTTGTAGGTCCTACCCAACGAATCAGTCCCACTGAACCCGAACTCGAGGCGGCGGCCGTAGGGCAGGTCGGTGCCGATGGTGCACGCCGCCCCGTGCGGCAGGCCGCGCATCTCGGGCCGCCACGAATTCCGATAGGCGCCGGTGATGACATTCGGTCCCGGCCGGCCAGAGGCGTTGCCACGGATCCGGGCTATCCCCATCTCACCCGTGTGCCGGACACCCTTCTCGATGGCCGGTCCAATCTTGACGGCGGCATGCTCGAGACGGGCGGCGAGTTCGTCCGGGGTCATGGCGTCATCCTCGATCCCGCGACCTGGTTCTGGTCCAGGGCCGTGATCCGGACGACCTCCGTGGTGGCCGCGATGCCGGGGTCCTGGCAGATCCACGACCGGCCGATCAGGTCGGCGCGGGACGGGTTGTGGACCTGAACGACGGTGACGATGGCGTCCTTCGGTGCGATGGGCGCCTCAAGCGGGGTCATCAGCCGATACCGGGAGCGGGTCTCCTGCGCCCACGGCTCCCCTGCGTTCGGAGTGGAGGACACCTCGGACTGCGCGATGCCGCCCTGCACCGCGCCCGGGCCCTCGTACAGGACTTCGCCGGCCGGGTACTCCAACTGCCCGGTGGTCTCGTTGAGGACCGGCTCGCCCACCGGGGGCAGGGCGATGCGGACGGTGTCGACCAGGAGGTTCTTGTCGATCCAACCGACGACTCCGGCGAGGATGCTGTCAAGGCCGGCCATCAGGCTCCCCTCCCCCGGGCCCAGTCGGCGAGCGTGGCCAGCATTGCCGCGGTCAGCCCGTAGCGTTCGGTGGACAGGTCGTCCCGTTCGAGTGCGGCGCCCTCGAGCGCGGCGGGGTTGATGTTGCCGAGGAACGCGGCGATCTGCTCACCCGCATCGTGCTGCGGGTCGGCGACCGCAACCCGGGCCAGGCCCTCCCACACGGCACTCGCAGGCTCACGAACGTGCAGGACCAGCATCGGGAGCGCGTTTGCCACGTCGTGCTGCAACTCGTAGCCGACGACCTGCCCGGCAGGCAGCGGAGTTCCGTCCAGGCTGATCGTGGCTTGGCCGGGTTGGGCGTCAATCCGGACGCCGTGCGCGGCCGGCTCCGTGGGGGCGGTCACGCGGCACCTACTTCTTCTTGCGCCTGCTGGTCTTCTTC